ACGAGATTACCAATTCCTTGATCGCACTATAAGTGAGATGTATACTGTTGGTGGCCTTGATATTTACGTGCATCTCTACCTGGGCCCGCAAACTGGTGGCGAGGATTCTGCCCTTTCGGGCAACGGCGATGCTACACAGCCCACTTACGACGAACTAAACCCCTTAAACATTCAAGACTTGCTGTTGCTAGAAAACCGCGACAGAGTCTACGCAGACGACATTTATATCATGCGTGGTGTGTATACACACACTGACGTGGACTTTGACCTAACACAGTTTGGTTTGTTTTTAAACAACGATACCCTGTTTATCACATTCCACTACAATGACATGATTGATACTTTGGGTCGTAAACTAATGTCAGGCGACGTAATTGAAGTTACTAACTTAATTGACTATCATCCACTGAATCAAGCCACCCCAAAAGCTCTGCCTAGATACTATGTTATCCAAGATGGCAACTATGCCACTGAAGGTATGAGCCAAACTTGGATGCCGCACACTTGGCGTGTCAAAGCCACACCACTGGTCAACGCACAAGAATACAAAGATATTTTAGACAAGCCGTTTGTGAGCGAAAACATCTGGGATCCAGACAACTTTTATCCCACTGGCTGGGTTACCAATGCTGGCGATGTTTACTACCAAGCCATACAAAACACCCCAGCTGGCACAGACATCACTGACACAGATTATTGGCAAGAGTATACTCCGCAGACCATCAGCGAAGGCATGAGCACTCGTCCCAAAGACGAATCTATCAATGACGCTATCTTACAACAAGCCGATGTTGAAGTGCCACTCAGTGGCTACGAAAACGGTGCGTTTTATGTTGTTCCCACCAACGAACTCGGACAACCAGCCAATCCCACAGCATTGACCACAGATGGTGGCACCACTGTGGATGGAACACAAGGTGGCGCTGCTGTTACCCCAGACGGTTATGGATACACTGTGGGTTACTTGACTGGCTCTACTGTGCCACCAAATGGCGAGCCTGTTACCACTGGAGTTACATTCCCTGCTAATCCTGTGGATGGAGATTACTGCTTGCGTTTAGATTATTTCCCCAATCGTTTGTTTAGATATAACTCAACAACTCGCCGTTGGGCTAAACTGGAGTCTGGTGTACGCACAGATCTCAATAATGGACCAACCAATACCACTTTACGCTCAGGATTTGTAAACAATACATACACTGTGAATACTACAGATCAAGGTGCGATTCCTAGTCGCCAGAGTCTATCCGAGATTCTTAAACCACGTGCAGACAACGGTAATCAAGGAGGTGATTTGCCTCCTAATCCGCGGCCTGGCACACAACCTGGACAGAGAAACAACTAATGCAAAGCTTCTTTTACGACGAACAAATACGCAGATTCTTACTACAATTCACTAGAATGGTCAGTAATTTTCAAGTGGAATACGGCAACGAAACTGACGGCCCTAATGCCGCCGCGTTGTTGCGTGTTCCTGTACGTTACGGAGATGCTTCTCGCAATGCACAAACTATCATACAAAACAACTCTGCAAACCAGTTACCATCAACTCCACTAATGACGTTTTATATTTCCAGCTTGGACTACGATCGTCCGCGCATGCAAGAGCCATATTTTGTCAGCACAATCAATGTTCGCCAGCGCAGTTACGACACAGCTACAGAAACCTACGAAACTACCCAAGGTAATGCATTTACAATTGAACGACTCATGCCTGTACCTTACAAAATGGGTATCACTTTAGATGTATGGACGTCAAATACTAATCAAAAGTTTCAATTGTTTGAACAGATTGCTACGCTGTTTAACCCTAGTTTAGAAGTTCAAAGTACTGACAATTATATCGACTGGACTAGCTTGACTGTGGTCGAATTAGAAAGTGTCAACTGGTCAAGCCGTACTATTCCAGTGGGTACCGAGAACCCCATAGACATCATGACACTGAAATTCAACATTCCAATTTGGATCAGTTCTCCTGCCAAGGTCAAGAAGCTAGGTGTTGTTGAACGTGTTATTGCTTCGGTGTATGATGCCCAAGGTGACCTCAATGATGCTGTGACCAACAATGATTTGCTGTTGGGCACACGTCAAAAGATCACCCCCTACAATTGGGCTGTAGTTGTAATTGGAAATCAAGTGCAATGCTTACAACAACGTAGTCTGGTTCAAGAGCCCGACAATGATTCGTTGACTCCTACCGAGATTGTTTCTGACTCTGGGCTGCTATGGCCAGCAGTGATTGGTGTGTATGGTGTGCTACGTCCTGGGATCAGTCAACTGCGATTAGAACAAGAAGATGGCACAGAAATCATCGGTACCATTGCGTTGAACCCAAACGACGAACGCTTTTTGTTGCTGGACGTTGACTCTGACACTGCTCCACAAAATACACTAGATCCCATTGATGCAATCATCAATCCACAGGTCAGTGGACCGCAAGACGGTTTGGACTCAGCACTTGAAGGGCAAAGATATTTGCTTACCGAAGACACTGGCAGTGAGGACAACCTTGCACCTGCTGCTGCCTGGGTTGGAGAAAATGGCAGACCGTTGATTGCCAGTGCCAATGACATTATCGAATATACCGGGAACTACTGGAAGGTTGTGTTTAGAGCTGCTGGACAATATGCAGGCCAATACGTTACAAACATAACTACTGGTATACAATATGAGTGGAATGGCGAATCATGGGTAAAAAGTTATCAGGGAATCTATCCGGGCGGAACTTGGAGTCTGGTCCTCTAAAAGCAGTCGGTGTTTGGTTTCGCAGCCTTGACACTGGGCGTTATCTTTATCTACTTCGCAACGATGTCAAACATCCTGGCGCATGGGGACTGCCTGGTGGCAAAATTGAAACTGGCGAAACATTACTAGGAGGTATGGAACGCGAGTGTATTGAGGAGCTTGGCTTCTTCCCTACTTACTTACGACTTGTTCCGTTAGAAAAATTTACTTCTGCTGACGCTGCTTTTGAATACCACACATGGGTATGCGTAGTTGCTACAGAATTTACCCCAAGACTCAATCACGAACACTTAGGTTATGCATGGATAGACAAGGGTGCATGGCCTCGACCTATGCACCCTGGATTGTGGTCTACTATCAATATCGAAGCTGTGCAAAGCAAAATCCTGCTGGTTGAGCAGGACCTTGCAAGTCGTTAAGCCTGGCTTTCGAAATACTGAACTTGCACTTCGCCCACCGGAGCCGACGATGTTACCAGCGCAGTTATCTGAATTGCCAATACCTCTGGTCCGTTTGGATATGTTCCGGTGCCGGGAACAGCACTGGTTCCAATCTGCTTAACAGAACTCAAGTCCAGTTGACCGGAGTTTGTTGTAGAAATTGGTATAGCAAACAAACGTTCACCGCCTGACAATTCTGTTGTAATAGCTGCTACTGTTAAGTTTAAATCATTTGACGGTGTTGAGCCACCAATCACGTTACCAAGAACTTTCAATGTATCACCAATAGCATATCCAGTTCCTGGATTCTGCACAGAAATTTGTACAGTGTTGTTGGTGTATGACGAACCCGAAGCAGTTAATTGAATCGTAAGGTTTGCACCCGAACCAGAGCTCGAAACGTTTACAGGTGATATGTTAGCGTATGTTCTCGATCCGCTGAATACAACTTTTGTACCTGACTTGGTAAAACCGCCAATTGAACCATAGGTGCTGGATGTTAGACCACCTGTGGTTTCACTTGTGTAACGCGGAGCAGTTGAGAACTCACAGAAGCTGGGTTGATAGCCACCGCCAAGGTTGTTCAAGCCCGACCATGTAGTGTTAGCAGAATCAATGTTGCTAGGATTCAATATGCCTTCAACCAAATATCGACCAGCAGTAACGTTGAAAATCATGTTTCGCAATGTTACTTGAGCACGGTTAATAAGGTCACGCTCGCCTAATTCTCCAATGATACCATTGCTTACACTGGGTGCTAGGCGCATAGCAAATGCCACTTGCTTTTGACCAACTGTGGCTGGGAAGCCATAGTTAACACGACTGTAAGTGAACTGATAACCTTGGTCGCCGTCAAAGTTACCGTCCATGATAACTGATGAACCCCAGTGGTTGACCAACGGTGTGCAAGTGTTTGAGATCAAAATAACACCAGTGTTGTCAGCGTGGCTTGTGGCAGCACTAGATGTAAAGCTGCGGCTCGCGCCTTCAATCCATTGGACGAATGTAGCACCGCGTGTGCAACCAGTTAAATTATTGCCGCTCTTACCTGAATACTTGATAATCTCTGAGTCAATCATAACAAATGCTGGATATGCCACACTGGCAGTTGGATATTCAGTAGCATCTAACAATGTAATTGTTGTTTGCGATGCGTCGATTGCACCATCTAAAG